AACCACCGGTAACAGAACCACCGGTAACAGAACCACCGGTAACAGAACCACCGGTAACAGAACCACCGGTAACAGAACCACCGGTAACAGAACCACCGGTAACAGAACCACCGGTAACAGAACCACCTGTAGCTACAGCGAAGCAAGCTCCTAAGCAGGCTTCAGTAGTAAAAATAACAAAGTCTATTAAGTAGGTGGTAAACATGACTTGGACGTATTCCGGAGATCCTTCACAATCTGCATTAGATACAGTGCGCTTTTTAATAGGCGATACGGATAGTACAGAAATGCTTTTACAAAATGAAGAAATACTGTACGTGCTTACTACTGTAAATAACGTAGCAAATAAAGCAGCAATTAAATGCTGCGATGCAATACTGGCAAAATTTGCAAAAGACCTGGATTACCAAATCGGCCCAGAAGCGGTACGAACACAAAACCGTAGAGCTTCTTATGAGGCTCTTAGGAAGCAGTTAGCTGCAGCCGCATCTGGCCCAACGAGTTTTTCAGGAGTAGGTACTTCATTATATCCAGTGCACGATACTATTTTTTCTATTGGAATGCTGTCTAATAGCGGCACGGAGTAGGTGATATAAGTGCATCCACATATTAAAAAAAGGCTTATAGACAATATTCAGTGGTATGCTTGCACAGCAGTTGATGGAGCATTGGATAAAACATTCTCAGCTATGACCACCAAAAAAGGTTATTGTGTTTCTAAAAAGCGCATGGTTCGTACGAGAGAAGGCAAGGAAATTATTTCAAATACTACAATTTATTTAGATGGAACAGAGACGGTTGGTAAGGATGATGAATGCATAGTACCATACGGCGTACGCACACCTGTTTTGCAAATTACCCCATATAAGTCCATAAAAGGCGGATTACTGGAGATACTAATATGAAAGTGTCACTTACCGTTAATAAAAGCAATATATACAAGCTTCAAGCAGCTTTAATGGATAGGGGTCGTTTCTTATCCAATAAAACGCTAAGTGCTTCTGTTGCTGTTGTGGAAGACATAATGAGAGAAAGTGTCAGTCAGGTACCTGTAGTAACAGGCGCTTTAGCAAATTCAGCGTTTATAAAGCAAGACAGGCAGAGGGTACGTTTTGGCTATGGTGGTAATAATGTACAAGTCAATCCTAATACAGGTAGAGTAACGTCAGAATACATGGTTGTGGTACATGAAGATCTTACAGCGCATCATATAACTGGAAAAGCCAAATTTTTGGAAGACCCTATAAATGATGCCCTGATAGGCATTGAAAGTAAGCTTGGGCAAGCAACAAAGGGGTGATTAAATGGCTAATCTGTTACTTGATATAGGGGCCTATCTTATAGCTAATGATTTAGTAACAGCTGACGGCGTAGATTTCTTTAGAGACGCTTTGCCTGATGAGCCTACTAATGTTGTAGCCGCCCTTGAGTATCCTGGGTTACCTACAAACATAGGCGATGAGTCCTGTGACCGTAATGTGCAGATTAAGATTAGAAATAAATCCTATGAGCAAGCGCGCATAAAGAGCAATGATATCTTTAAATTACTGGATAATCCAGATGATAAAATAGTAAATCTAACAGCCGCGAGGTGGTGCATTATAAGAGCAAAACAAAGCCCATACAAGCTGTCTGTAGATAACGCTGGTAATACAGTATTTGTTTTCAACTTAGGAATAACTACTTTTAGAGATTAGAAAGGGGGCATGTATTTATGTCCGGTGTACGCATTGGTTTAAGGGATGTGCATTATGCCATCTTAAATGACGGCACAGATACCGCGTCAATTGCGCCGGTATATCAAGCACCTGTTAAAATGACAGGAGCCGTTTCTGCTACAATTACTCCTGGCTCTAACTCAGATACTTTTTTCGGTGATGACAGTGCCATGGATAACGTAACTAGCCTCGGAGAAATTGAAGTAGAGATTAGTGTTGGACAACTACCTCTTTCGGTAGTAGCGGCACTTTTAGGGTATACCCTATCTGCTGCTGGAACGATTAAGAAAACGACAAGCGCTGTGGCTCCTTGGGTTGCATTAGGGTTTAAGTCGCTTAAATCCAACGGCAACTACAGGTATGTTTGGTTGCTTAAAGGTAAATTCCAAGAGCCTGAAGACAGCTATGAAACTAAGGGCGAAAGTGTTACTTTCCAACCCGCCACTCTAAAAGGTACGTTTGTCAAACGTGAATATGATGATGCTTGGCAAATACTCGGTGACGCAGATGCTGCTGGTTGGTTGGCCGCAACAGGTACTAATTGGTTTGTTCAAGTAGACCCTGTTGGAGGAGTGGCTACAATTGAACTTGCGTCTATAGCTAAAATGACCGGTGACCTTGGTTCTGGTGACGTTATGACAGCAGGTGCACTGACACCTACAGCAGCAACTGTTACATACCAGTGGCAGATTTGTGATACTGCTGGTGGCGCATACGAAGACATTGTAGGTGAGACAAATGCTACGTATACAATAGTTGCTGGCGATATTGGTAAGTTCTTAAGAGTTAAAGCTGTTGGCTCTGGCAATTACACAGGTACAGTGTACAGTCCTGTTGAAGGTCCTGTAACTGCATAATTAAATTAAGGGGGTTGACTAGATGAGTAATGTTGGGGAAGTAAGGCAACAGGGAGTTAAAGTAACGCTCAATGGCGTAGAGCGTACGGTCAAGTATGACTTAAATTCATTTGCCGTATTGGAGGAGATTTACGGCTCAGTGGATAACGCCATGAAGGTACTTGAAACCGGTAGCATTAAAGCAGTTCGTACTATTTTATGGGCTGGTTTGATACATGAAGAGCTCAGTGATGATGGAACGCCTAAAATATCGCAAATACAGGTTGGAAGTTGGATTGGTCTTGGGGATCTTGAGACGATTTCAAAAGCAGTTAAAGCTGCTATGGACACCAGTACCCCCAAGAATAAAGTGCCCAACTCAACCCCCATTAGCGATAACCCCCAGTAACCCCGTCGTCGGCGTCATTAGAGGAAGTCAGCCTCTCCCCTGACTTCCCCTTGGACGACGGGTGGGATTGGCGTTATCTGTACTATGTTGGAACAGTAATTTTAGGTATGTCTGAGAAAGACTTCTGGAAGTGCACACCGAGAAAGCTTGCTGCGCTAACAGAAATACACGTAGAATTACACAGTAGCTGTAAGAAACCAACTGCTAATTTTGGGTATATCGACCAAGTTTTGTAATGAGGGGAGGTTTAAGATATGGCTTTTAAAGTGGCAGATTTATTTGCAGATCTTTCCCTCAGAACTTCTGAGTTTACTAAAGGTGTAAAGAATGCTGTAAGTGAGGCGCGTACCATCGGAACTGCTTTTTCAGATGCCGTTGGTAAGGCGCCTCAACAAGAAATAAAGAAAACTGAGAAACACTTAAAAGGCGCTTTTAGTAGTATGAGAGGCGCTATAAAAGATACAGGCCGTGTTGTAACTGGTATTCTTATATCGCAAATGTTCTATACTATTTTACGTAATGTAAAAGAAGCTACTGCTGCAGCTATTGAATTTAAGTCAGAAATGGAGCAGGCAGCGATATCTTTTTCTTTAATGCTAAACAGCAGAGAAGTTGCAGGCGAATTTATAACAGAGTTAAAGCGCTTTGCAGCTACTACCCCATTTACTATGGCGTCTGCTAAACAAGCAGCACAACAATTATTGGCTATGGGATGGCAAGTAGAATCTGTTATACCAACTTTGAGAACATTCTTGGACGCTGCCTCTATTAGAGGAGCTAGTCCAGATACTATAAATAGAATTACACTTGCTTTTGGCCAAATGAAGGCAGCTGGTAGAGTACTTGGTGGAGAAATTCGTCAGTTGTATGAAATAGGTATACCAGCATTAAAAATATTACAAGAAGAGCTTGGTTTAACACAAGAGCAATTAGGTCGTATAGGTCAACTACAGATACCAGCAGATGTTGCTATTGCTGCCTTATTACGTGGATTAGAAAAACGTTATAAAGGAGCTTCTCAATTATTAGCTAAAACACTTCCAGGCTTAATTAGTACTTTAGCAGATAACCTGCTTAACATATCTGAAGTATTGGTTTCAGGCCCGTATGATAAGTTTAAGAACTATATTAAGGGTTTAACGGATATAACTACAGAGTTGGATTTATTGGCTAGTGAACGTGGTGCTGGTGCGGTTTTTGAAAAGCTGTTTCCAAAGCAGTTTCAAACTACTTTGAGAACAATAATAGCTAGTTTTGGCGAGCTAGCCAGGTCTGTAGGTCTGTTGTTTGCTGCGTTGAAACCTGTAGCATCTGCTACTACTGAGTGGATTTTAAGAGGTCTTGCTAATTCACTACCGTATATCAATGCTTTTGTAAGAGCAATAGCTATGCTAGCTTACATAGTAAGCAAAAGTACAATTTTGACAAGACTATTAGGCTTAGCTATAGCTGCCTTAGCGATATCTGCAACAGTATCAGTATCTGTTGCAATACTAACAACAGCTATATCAAAACTTGGTATAGCAGCTGCTGTAGCTAAAGCGGTAACATTGTTAAAAAACGCTATCTTACTACTGAATGCGGCTTTTGTAGCTAACCCTGTTACAGGCTTGATTATGTTAACTGTAGCTGCTCTTTTAGCGCTTGCATTATCGTCTAAAACAGTAGTACAGTGGTTAGATAGCGTTATGTCGCGTATAAGTGCTTTATTAGGATTAAATATTGGTAATGTACTAATGCCGACAGACCCTTCAAATATTGCAGATGCTATGGGTGAATTTAACAAAAGCCTTGTAGATTCAATGGGCAACTTAAAAGGAACTGGCAAAGAAGCAGAAAAAGCCGGTAAGAAAATAAAAGAAGGCTTTTTAGCTTCTTTTGATGAAGTTTATGATATACCAGATAAAGCTGGTGATATTGGTCTTGGCCTCGATGATTTATCAGACTTGGTTAATATGCCTGATACTTCTGTGTTTGACAAGTTGTTTGAAGAATTGGATACAAGCAATATAAGTTTATCTCTTTCACAAGAAGTTGATGGGCTATTGAAAAAATTAAGAAAAGCCTTTGAAGATATGGAGCCTTTGAAACTACCGCCTGTTATTTGGCCAGAGTTTCCTCAGCCGCCTGCACCTCCTCCTTTACCAGTAGAAAACATTATTCAAACGCTGGCTTTCTTAACTGGCGCATACGTACTTTTTAAAAAAAGTCTAAAGCAATGGGCTATAGACACTGGACAGCTTGTGCTAGATTGGTCTACGCAAAAGGTAATTAATTTACGTAATGCTGGTATAACGGCAGGCCAAGCAATTAAAGGCTTTGTAGATACTACTAAGCAGGATATAAAACAATGGGCTAGTAGTACTTATGAAAATATCAGTAATTGGGGTAGGGAATTATCTATCGGTATTGAATTGGCTTGCACTGCTGCTATAGTAGCTATTTTAAAATTTATTAGTAATACTAAGACTAGTTTTAACACGTGGGTAACAGATACAATAACTAACTTTGCTTTTTGGAAAGAACAACTTAAAACAATATTTTCAGAATCAATCCAAAATATAAAAGACACTATATCAAACGGTCTAGAAAGCACTGCTTTATTTTGGGAAAATCATAAACAAACTATACTACTGATAGTAGCTACACTGATAGCCGGTATTGTGCTATTCTTTATTGGTTTACCAGCATCTATAATGACAGCCTTAGCTACACTAGTACTGCTTGTAGTTACTGCATTTGTAGATACTAAAGTAGCAGTAGCAGCAGAGATGAAAGAAACAAAAGACGATGTAATAGGTAAATGGGAGCAGGTAAAAGACCGTCTAACTGGTGTATTTACTAAAATAAAAGATACCGCTCTTAATGCTTTCGAAAACATGAAAACCGGCATTAAAGGAGCTATAAATTACATAATAGATATGATAAATGAGTTGCTAAATAAATGGAACGCTATTAAGTTTGAAGTGCCTAGCGTTACAATACCGTTTGTTGGTACGTTTGGTGGGTACTCTGTAGGCGTACCGCAAATACCGAATCTTCCTAGGCTAGCTACAGGTGGCGTGGTGTACAAGAATACACTCGCAGAGTTAGCAGAAGGCAACAGACCTGAAGCAGTTATACCGCTAAGCTCAGAAGGGTTGCGGCCATTTGCGCAGGCTCTTATGCAGGAATTGTCGCTAACAAAACAGGGTAGCGATTCTCAAAAAGAGCGGCTGCCTGTGCTATTCGTGCATACATTAATAGCTGATGAACGTGGACTTAAAGAGCTAGACCGCAGATTAGAAGTTGTACGACTTAGTGAACAGCAAAGGAGAGGTGATAATAATGGCAATTAGTTTAACGCTAAATGGTACGCCTATTAAAACACCTACCTCGTTTAACATCAGTAGATTTAAGCTATCAAAAGCAGAGCGAGTAGCGTCTGGTAAAATGGTAATGGACATTGTAGCTCGTAAGAGAAAATTTTCGCTTAGCTACACGGTTTTATCAGGCGCAGATTTAAAAACTATTTTAGATATCCTAGATACAGATACTGCCTTCTTTGCTTTTACCTATACAGATGAGGATGGCGCGGCTAAATCAGCTACGGTGTATCCTGGCGCAATTGCCCAGGATAAATTTAGGTCTACGCCATGGTACTGGAAAAACGTAAAGTTTGACTTAATAGAGCAATAGAGAGGAGGGGCAACTAATGACAGACATCAATGCTCTAATGGATGCTGACGAACGTGAAATTGTAGGTAGGGTTGAAATTGTTTATTCTGATTTAGCTGTTGATGCTTCGTTAGTTGCTTCTGCTACGGCTTCAGGTAGATATACGTATCCTAACCAAGTATTTGATGAAGTAACAGATGTTAGTTACAAATGGTTTACTTTACATGATAATAAACTAGATGGTACTTGCCATCCAATGTCTGGTACAGGTGCTTTAGAAGTAGGTTGGTGGGACCCGCATTTATCTGATGTTGATGGGGTAATCACTAATCCAGCTACATTGATTTTTAATTACGATGCAAGGCATGTTGGTACTATTATAGTAATAGGCGATGCTACAGATAATAACTTTCCGGTAGACTTTGAAGTAAATCTATACGATGCATCGGATACACTTCTGTATACTGAAGCCGTAATAGGAAACACAGGTATAACGTACCAAAAGTTACTGCCAACTGTAATAACGCAAGTTACAAAAGCTACGCTGCAAATAACCAGAATTAATAAAGCAAGTGCCGTTCCTAGAGTGCTAGAGTTCTTCACTGCCATAAAAGAAATCTATGATATTGATACTGTTCAAAGTATACAGCTTTTGGAAGAACTAGAGTATTACAATACAACCTCCTTGCTTGGCAATCTTTCATCAAATGAAATAGATATAATACTAAGTAATGAAACAGGCACTTTTGATAGGTTCAATACTACTTCTCCTCTTTATAGCTTTCTAAAAAAGAATAAAAAAGTTACGCCTTATTTAGGCGTTGTAGACAATAACATAGTGCTGTGGCATAAACTAGGGACGTTTTGGACTACGGCTTGGAATGTGCCTGAAGAGGCTCTTGTAGCTACTTTGACTGCTCGTGATTTACTTGAAAGAATGCGGTCAACATTATTTTATAGGTCGGCAGTTTATGAGAACTATACAGCATATCAATTGTTTGAAGTTATATTACAGGATTACGGCTTGCTACCACAGATGTATGAAATAGACGCATTACTACAGACAATTAGTATTCCATATGCATGGTGGCCAAGAGTAAGCCATAGGGACGCTTTACAACAGCTAGCCAGCTGTTTGCCTGTTTTTGTGTATGTTTCACGAGATAACAAGATTAAGGTTGTACATCTACAGACGCTACAAGGGCTTGCTTCACAATATACTTTTGACAAAGATAAAAACGTATTCAGCAGGCAATTTCCGTTAGCTTGGTCACAAATCATAAACTATGTGGAAGTTACTGCTAAACAGCGTACAGTGGATATTGTAGAAAATATGTATAATGACACTATTGTAACTACAGTGCCTGCCTCAGATAGAATAACAGTAACATACGTATATAAGAAGTGTCCAGTATTAAATGCTAGTTTAGATATAACTGCACCACCTGAAATAACAGTAGAAACCTTTAGCGAATATGCCTGGGGCGCTATTGTTACCTATTATAATACAGGACTGGTTGATGCAGATATCTCTGCTGTAAGTATATCTGGACAGACACTAAAAGTTGATGGTGAAATTATCAG